AGAAGTCGAATTGGAGTCGGTTATCCAGATGATGATTCCGATTCATCTCATTCGCTATCAGGATGGTGTCTACGAAATAGGACAGACCTCGATTTACCATGAATGGAAGGTATTGCTTCTCAGCAATATCATCCACCATGATATCCTTCTTGGTATCGTTGATGCTGTTGAGGTATTCGAATGGATTCATTACCAGTGGCGGATTACGCCTGCCACAATAAACGCGTTGGTGACCATGTAAACCACTAAGATGGTAGTGCGAATGATTGCGATGACGTCTGCTTCCTTGTTATCAGGTGATGATTTTTCCCCCAGTGCTTTAGCCCAGAGTCTCCACATGTTATTTCCAATTAAAGTAAGTATCGCCGTCTTTGTCCACATACCAGATAGCGTGTCCTCGTTTAACTGCTTCCTTCTGCATATTACGTGCGCCTACGATCATGCCGATCGTAAAGATCGCCAGTCCGACAAGAATGCTCGTTAGCACTATGAAATATGGCGCAGAAGGATCTCCGTTGTTTTTGGAATTCATGATTATTTCCATTCGACCGAAGCCATGAGCTCAGTCATACAGGCCACTGTGTTCAGTTCGTGATCGGCCACAAACGCATCCTTGTACTGGTAGTCTGCCAAGATGAGAACGACCTGAGGAATCGACTGAGGCTTAGCATACTCCGACATGCTGTCGTAGATCTTGCGGAAGAGCGTGGCCGAATCAGTCGAGGCATGCTCGACCACCCATGACCGCATGTCCTTGAAGTTTTTCTCCTTCAGGGCGGTGATAAGAGACTTGAGATTCTGGTCTCCTAGATTCGCCAGGATGCCACTGTCGATTGCTCCGCTTGCGGCATAGCGCTGGCACTCGTTTAAGATTCGGCGCCAGTCCGGAGCAAACTGAGAGATGATCTCGACCAGGACCTTAACGTCATACTGAACACCTTCAGCCTTCAGTATTCCGGTCAGGCGCTTGTGAAACTTTGCGCACAGGCCGACCAAGGTGGATTTGTCCGAATTGAATTCAATGACTGCACACCTCGAATGAATCGGCTCGATGATTCGGTTCTTGAAGTTGCAGGTCAGAATGAACCTGCAGTTGTTCGAGAACTCCTCGATGAAGCCACGCAGAGCAGGCTGAGTTGACTGCGCATTGAGGTAGTCAGCTTCATCGAGGATCACGACCTTAGGACCGTCCGAACTCAATGAGACAGTCGAGGCAAACTGCTTGATCTTGTTTCGCAAGACGTCGATACCAGATTCTTCTGATCCATTGATCAGCAGATAGTCTAGATTCAGTTCGTTGCACAGAGCACGTGCAACTGTTGTCTTGCCAAGACCGGCAGTACCGGTCAAAAGCATGTTGTGAAGCTTACCGGACTTGACGATTCCGGCAAACAACGCCTTCAGATCTTCGGGCAATATGCACTCGTCGATCCTGCTTGGCCGGTATTTCTCAACCCAGAGGAATTCAGTTTGACTCATGTGGACCAAATGCTATCAAGCGGTTTGGTTCTTGTACACACCAGAGATCGCTCCGTAAAGCTCTTTGACTTCGGAGGTCTCGTTCTCGAATTCGATGACGTTCTGCTTGAAGTACAGATTCGCAACCTTACGGAAAGTCTTCTTCGGAACCTTGTACTTGTCTTCCAGAGACTTCAGGATTTCTCCAATCTGAGTCTTGCTGGTCTGAATTGCGGAAAGCTCTTCAGAGATCTGGTCGAGTGCAGAACGAATTGCCTTAGTGTCCTCGGGAGAGGTCGGGATCTTGCTCATAATATATGAATTCAGTTGAAAATAAAAAAGGCGCGTTCTTTACAGACTACGCGCCAAAAGTCCGATCGGAAACTACCGATTAGTTAGCAGCAACGTCACCTGGGAGCTTGTCACCTGCAACGGCCTCACCATCCTGCTTTGGCTGCTCCTTAGGAGCATTGGCCTTCAGGAAGTCGGCGAAGCGAGTGCGAAGAGCGCCGATGGCGGCGAGCTCTGGACCCTCATAGGCTCCGCGGCGCGAGCAGACATCGATCATCTGCACAACGGCTGCGAGGTCGTTGAGGTTCAGTTGAGGAGCAGGAGCTGCCTGCTCGGTAGTTGTGGTTTGTGCGTTTTCCATGTTGTGTTGTACCTAGGTTATTCGACTTCATTTACCGAACGTCGAAGTTTTTTCAAGAGCGATCCAGTACTCAACGGGAGTGCTGGTGTTCTTGAAGTGGCTGATAAGCTTTGAACTTATCGAGACCACGTAATCACCTGCCATCATTTTCAGATTGCCGATGACCATGACAAATGAGAAGACCTCATTACAAGCATTCTTCTCATCTATCACAATCGAGTATTTATTGGCCGTAGGGTTCTTCAAGTCGACAATTTGCAACGTAATTCGCCCGCTGGCACCGGTGATCTGAAGGGTCGGATGTCCAAGAACAGAGGATGCCCTCTTAATCTTGTTGATCGTGTCAGATGGTAGGTTAAACACCACGTCAGGATTCGGCATATTGACAGTCTTTGTGGGTACCGTCAAGACCTCAGGGCTCGAGTAATAGTACTGGATAGAGGCGTTTCCGTCTCGGACCAGTACTGAATTCTCGGTGAATTCCAGATCAGGGTTCTCGAGAAGAGACACCGTAGATAGGAACTGTGTGAGGTCAAATATGCCGAACTCTGTCGGGATCTCCTCCGAGATCTTGGCAGATGCCATGATGTTCTTCGCCTCAGCGATCGTGTTGAGTGTGTTGCCACGCTTGAAGAGAATGTTCGGGTTGATGGCCGAAAAGTTCTTCAGGATGTCAACAGTGCTGTCGGATAGTTTCATGGTCTGCATAAAGGATTGGCCGGAGGTTTCCCTCCGGCCTTAGCTGCTCCTTAGCGGAGGTTAGCAGCGGTGCGCTTGGCGTCGTAACGGTACTTGAAGACGGGCTTGCCGGTCTTCTTGTTCTTGTAACGATTCGTCCAGATCACGTGGCCGTCGTCACGGAGTTCTGCGATGACAGCGGAAACGTTGGCGATGCTGCAGCGATGGGCGAGCTCGCTCGACGTAGCTTCCTGCGTCTTGGCGAAGAACTTAACGAGGCGGGTCTTCTGATTGTTTGACTTAGTCATTGTGTATTGCTTCATGTGGTCCGTTGATGTTGCTGTGTGGACCTGGACCTTGATCCACACAGGCATTCTACCTTGTTAGGAGAGTTTGTAAACACAAAACTGAGACGAGTGCTCAGTAAGCGGGAGTTGCAGCATTCGGGGTCGGCTGAGCTACAGGATCTGCAGGCTTCTCAGGCTGAACCGAAGGATCGACCTTCGTGTAAAGATCAAGGAAGGCCGTCTTGGTATCCAGATCGAAGCGAGAGATGCACATCTGGACAGCCTTGAGGCGGTCCTCAAAGATCGAGAAGGTCTGCGTAATGTGACAGAGACGACGTGTCGAGACGAGCTCGTCAACACCACCATCGGCAAACGTCTTGCGGATGATCTCGGACCACGTGGTCAGCTTGTCCGCAAAGTCCTCATCGACCTTGCCGAACTTCTCCATGTGGCGCGAGACGATCTTGGTCTCGATCGTGCGCGTCGGATACGGCTGCTCGATGGTCGAGACGAACCGCTCAAGGAACGCCTCGTCGATGATGGTGGCAGCCACAAAGCGGCCATCCTCAGAGCCCTTGCCCTTCGTGTTAGCAGTGGCCAGAACATTGAACCCCGGAGACGGATGAATGAGCTCACCGGTCTTCTTAATCAAGACAGGCTTACCCTCAAGAACACCCTGCAAGCACATGATCTTGTTGGTCGCACGATCGATCTCGTCGATGAGGAGGATAGCGCCGCGCTCCATGGCCTTGATGACCGGACCTTTGGCGAACACCGTCTCACCGTTGAGAAGTCGGAAACCACCGATGAGGTCGTCTTCGTCTGTCTCCGGGGAAATCTGAACGCGGATGTACTCACGGCCGGCCTGCGCACAGGCTTGCTCGACCATCATCGTCTTGCCGTTGCCGGAGAGACCCGCGATGTAAATAGGATAGAAAGTGCCAGACTTGATGACCGTCAGGACATCGTCGAAAGATCCCCATTTCACGTAGGTGGGATCCTTGGCAGGAACATAGGCATCCTCGTTGATCGTGGAGCTGACCTGCGCGGCAAGCTTCATCGCAGTCTTGGGGACTGCGGCAACCGGAGCAGGAGAGGCGTCGGGCTTGAGGACTGCCGAGAAGTTGTAAAGACCGCGAGCGATCTTGAAGCGATCGCCGATGAGCTCGG